ATGCCCCTCACAGACCTTGAACTACGGCGCTCTAAGCCGCAAGACAAGCCCTATACACTCAGTGACGGTGGTGGGCTTTCTATACTCATTGAGCCGAACGGTTCCAAAGGTTGGCGCTTTCGTTATCGCTTCGACGGCAAGCCAAAAATGCTATCCCTCGGCACCTACCCCACAGTGTCATTAACCGGCGCAAGACAGAAGCGGGATGAGGCCAAAAAGCTGGTGGCATCGGGCATCAATCCCAGTGAGGCGAGAAAGCAAGAGAAGCAAGCGCGGCAAGATGTGGCTGGCAATACCTTTGAGGGGATCGCGCGCGAGTGGTACGAGAAGCGCCGCGATCGCTGGTCAGAGTCGTATGCCGAAGAAATGATGAAAACGTTCGAGAGCGATGTTTTCCCTTATATCGGCCACCGCCCAATTGCCGAAATAAAGCCAATGGAACTTATGGGGGTGCTTTCCCGATTGGATGAGCGCAGCGCCACAGAGAAGTTGCGCAAAGTGCGCCAGCGGTGTGGTGAGGTATGGAAATACGCCATCGTCACCGGCAGGGCGGAATATAACCCCGCGCCAGATCTTGCCAGTGCCTTCTCTCCGCATAAAAAAGAGCATTACGCCTTTTTGTCGGTGGCTGAATTACCCGACTTTTTCCGCACCTTCAACACCTACACCGGCAGCCTGATCGTTAAGCTGGCCATGCGCCTGTTAATCATTACTGGCGTGCGGCCGGGTGAACTGCGCAAGGCTGAATGGTCGGAGTTTGATTTTGATAACCGGCTTTGGGAAGTGCCACCGGAACGCATGAAGAAGCGCCGCCCCCATTGTGTGCCGTTATCCAACCAGGCGATCAGCATCTTGCAGCAGCTTAAACCGCTGACCGGCCATTACGGCTATGTGTTCCCTGGCCGAATCCACCACAGCAAGCCAATGAGCGAAATGGCTATGAATGTGCTGGTTCGCCGCATTGGGTACGCTGGGCGTGTAACCGGCCACGGCTTCCGCCACACCATGAGCACCATTCTGCACGAACAAGGCTATAACACCGCCTGGATTGAAACCCAACTGGCCCACGTCGATAAGAACAGCATTCGGGGAACGTACAACCACGCCCAATACCTGGATGGTCGCCGGGAAATGCTTCAGTGGTATGCCGACTATATGGATAGCCTGGAGCTGGGCGGCAATGTGGTGCATGGCACGTTCGGGAAACTGGCTTAGCTGTATGTATCGACAGTAATAAACTACCGGAGTAGACTACAGTAGACGATTAAAGAATAGGCTATGCCTGAGGTAACTCCCGAAAACCCGCGCACCTCTACGGGCTGGCATAGTCTCTACATTATTAGAGGGTGTAGGATGGCACACTATGCCGATTGTTGAAGATTTCCCAGATCTTTCACATTGGAGAACTGTTCAGGAGTTTTCCATATCTCAGGCAGCTTTATTACTGGCTGGTATTGATCCTTATGATTACGATAATGGATTAGATGATGTTAAAAATAATCGCCACATTCGCTGGAAAATGGCGTGGGGTTTCTCCGAAGGAATTGTCAGTGCTATCCGACGCGGAGTGTTAACACCTGTTCAGTGTTTTGCTATTAGATGGGTAGAGAATGATAACTGGAACGGGTATTGGGAAAACTATGAAATTAAACCAACTGACCGCAAGCACGAGATATCAAAAGATAAAACAATAATCACTCGTGACTCACTATATCTATGGGTTGAAAGTGAGCGTGTTGATTTCGTGAGAAAGCCTGCTCCAGAAAAAATAACAAAGGTTCACCCTGGCTGGGATGTAAGTTCATCTTCAACTGTTGTTAATGTAATGCCAGAATCTGTCAATAATAACGCTCCATTACTTCTAAAATACGAGCATCAGAGTGAAGGCCTGGAGTTTGTTCAGGATGCTATCAAGGAACTTTGGTCAACCTATGATGAAGATGAACCGCAGACTGCCCCAACGAAAAAAGAAGTAATAGACTACCTCACCGAAAGGGGGGCTGGCAAAAACATGGCGGAAGCCGTGAACCTTGTCCTGCGTCCAGTTAGCCTGCAAAGCATTGGGAGAAGAACAAATAAATCAAAGGGATAATTGGTGGTCACCATTTATCAAAAAAGGGAGTACTACATTCCAGAATGTGTTGTTTATTTAAAATAATAATGCCTTAATCACTTCAGAATTAGTGCCTATCTATATTTATGATTGTTTTAATAATGGTGGGCGCGTTACAAAATCATGCCCACCTATTTTAAATTTCCCATAGGTGTAATTATCTCGTAAACCGCAATAGACGTTACGAGGTAAATATGTCGAAATCATTTGTCCGCCTCACCGAAGTCCAGCGCCGTACTGGTTATAGCAAAGCCTGGATCTATCGCCTCATGTCTCAGGGTAAATTCCCTGCATCCGTAAAGATTGGCACTCGCGCCATTGCCTTTGTTGAAAGCGAAATTGACGAGTGGGTCAATGAACGCATTGCAGAATCGCGCAAGGAGGTTGCCTGATAAAGAAAACGGGTGTTCATTCTTGCGTACTGTTCCGTTGAGTCGCATTCCGTTCCGGACTCATCAGCAGTGATCGAAAGCTTTAACGAGGGATAATCAATGAAAATTGAAAAAACGGCCAACATTGGCCGGGGCCAAGCTCACCTTAAAGAAAGTCACGGCGATATTAACAGTAATGAGTTTTCTATCTTAGTACCGGTTATTGCTGGCCGGATAGGTGGGCGTGAAAGCAATATTGTGAGCGCTAAGGCATTACATAAAACGTTGGGTGTGGGCCGTGATTTCACCAACTGGATTAAAGGCCGTATTAGCCAATATGGCTTTATTGCCACTACCGATTATGTGTTGGTTGAAAATTTGAGCGCGCCAAAACGGGCGAGCACAAAAGCGAGGCAACAGCTCGAACATGATTACCTAATTACCCTGGGCATGGCAAAAGAGTTGGCAATGGTGGAGCGCACACCGCAAGGCCAAGCAATAAGGCAATACTTCATTCGGTGTGAGGAAAAATTACAGCGTATCGCTCCGAAAGTTACCGCCGAATTACGCCAGCGGTTGAAAGCACGCATTACAGCGGCCAGTTATTTTAAGCCAATGTGTGCGGCACTGGAGCTGGCACGTGCCGAACAGGGCAAAAAGACGCTGGCGCACCACTTCACCACTGAGAGCAACATGATTTCCCGCTTGGTGTTGGGAGGTATGACAGCCAAGCAATGGGCGCAGGCAAGCAGTGTGGCCGGCGAACCACGCGACAGCATGAATGCCGATCAGTTGGCCCACTTCTCTTATCTGGAACAAACCAACATCACGCTGATCGAGCTGGGGCAAGGCTATCACCAGCGCAAAGCCAAACTCACCGAACTCTCACAGCGCTGGCTTGCTAAACGTCTGGGGGCTGACCATGTTTAACCATGCATCCGGCCAGAAATGGGCCTCTCCCCTGGATGGCATCGGTTGCCGTTCTGCTGGTGGCATAGCGGCAATAAAAAAAGGCGGCACTGTTAATGCAGCCCTTTGGAACAGCGCACTACTGGATCAGCTTTCAGGTGTTTCCTTGGCCTTCTTGCGCTGGCGGCGTTTGATCTCACCACGCATTGAAGTGACGATAAAGCCAGCATTGCTTTCGCCATCATCTTTTAACAATTCCATATCTGATACAACTTCATGCGGAACTCTGACAGTAAATAGTTGTGATTTTGCATTCTTGTTAGGCGTTGCCATTACTGATTCCTCTTTGTTTTGGTGTGTATCAGTATATGCAATAAAAAGTTATCCGCAATGCTTGAAGTGTGTTTCACTTAAGTGTAGTTTTAAAAGTGATAGTGAAACACACCTATCAAATGCGAAGCCCGGCAGTGCTGGAACACTAACCGGGCCTCTAACTCCCAGCGATATCGACAGTATCGAGGCAGCTATGAAAAATCATACCATACCCTTAACCGGGCGGGATTCACTCATCCCGAATAAGTTCACCTGGCGTTTTCTGGCGATATCACGCTCAGACCGTAACGCCAAACCTTGCCGCATGTCTGTAGAGGCGCACACCGAACGCGAAGCCCGCCAGGTACTGTCCCCTCACTTTATCCTGTCATTGGCTGCACGCTTGCCGGTTCTGGAGGTGCGCCATGACTAAAACGTTCCGTGTCACAGGTTACGCAGTAAATAAGCGCGGCAATACCGCAGGCATTCATTACGATGTGCAGGCCACCAGCACCGAGCAAGCAATGGTTAGCGCCCTGCGTCTTGCAACCGAAGAAGGCTATCGCTTTGTGCGCCTGACTAGCGCAATCGTTCAGGAGGCCGATCATGCGTAACAATTTCGATATTTCAGCAGAAGCCGCCATCATGACGTTAGTGAATGCGCTCGTTGAAATCGGCGCGATCGCCAAAGAAGCCGATAAACACGTAGCCTGCAAAACCGAATATTCAGGTGCAATCACCCCGCAGGCACTGGCATGTATTGAATTACACGCCATCGAGGCGATCAAACAGGTCGGCTCCATGATGGAAGCTGAAATACGGGCAAGCGATGAGACAGAAATGCGCGGCCTGGTGCCTATGCTGAATGAAAATCAGCCTGACTTTTTAAAGAGGCTGGGTATTTATCCCTCCACAACCGGCCGGGTCATGCTCTACGTAGAAAGCGGCCGCATTACGGCGAATACGCCAATACCGGACGATCACATCACGACGAATTTCGATGGTTTTGTTCATCTGGCGGCCCGCGCCGGCTACCGCGTCGAACCCTTGAAAGCAACCGCATAACCGGAGCTTAAAATCATGAATAAAAAATTAGCCGGCCACCCGCCGGAGGCCAAACTCACCCCAAAAACGGGATCGGTGGATAATACGCCTTACCCTGGCCAGCGCTGGAAAGATAATCGTGGGCAGGGTGTCACGGTGACCGGAGCCAGTGTTTACCGGGTGAAATTTGTCCGTGATGGGTATGAATTTCCCTGCGAAATGCCGACAGCGCGTTTCTGCAGTGAATTCACCCTTGTTGAAACCAGAACGTTCACCGAATGGCGGGATGCGGCAAATCCGTTGGAGAAAACCCGAAAATTGAGAGAAATGATTGCTGCACGCCGGGAGGGATCGAAATGAGATCCGCACCAAATGTGAAGGCACTCCCGAAGGATAAAAACACCGAGGCGATTATTTTCGTGGGGGCCGATGCTCGCGCCCACGCGCAGCACTGGATCGAGAGTGAAGGCCATCGGCATGGCGACAACGTGCCGCCGATTTACCTGGGTAAAAGGGAGCTGGCGGAGCTGCATAACCTGCGCATTATCGACAAAGGGCGGCGATATGCCCGCGTTTATCTGGCCGGTGATATCGAACCCATTCAGATAAATGCGATTGGTGAAAAGTTGGCGCTGGCGGGAGTACAGGAGGCAAGGCTTTACAAGGCTATTTCCGATCGGGAGCCGGAGGACTGGCGAGGATTTTTAGCCAGGGCACGCGAGCAGGCCGAACAGGGGCAAAGCCTGGTTGAAGAAATGCGCAAGGCGAGCGGAAAGCGTGCACCTGTTGATGAGTTGGCACCCCGTGTAGAAGCCCGTTCTGGCGGTCTGTATTGGGTCACGCCCAAAATCGATAAGCAATCCGGGGAGGTGATACACCCCGGTCAATGGCTATGCGGTGCGGTGGACGTGCTGGGGGCCGGTGAAGGTGATGGCATCGATTTTGTGATCTTGCGTTGGCAACCGGTCGGAAATCGCCCGAAACGCACAGAGGCTATTCCAGCGGGGGATATTGGTAATCGTGAAGGTTGGTCACGTCTGAGCAACCGGGGGCTGCGTATTACAGCAAAACCTCACTTGCGCGCCATTCTTGCCGATCACCTGACCGACAACGACAGCGGGGAGCTGTGGAGCGTGGCCACGTTGTCGGGCTGGCAGCACGGCGTTTACATCATGCCTGACGGGGAAATCATCGGTGATGCAAAAAAGCGCGTTGTGTTCCACGGCAAGAGCGCCACGGCGTCGGGCTATACCGTGGCAGGCACGGCACAGAGCTGGCGCGACAACGTGGCCGCGCTGGTGGAAGGTAACCCGTCAATGATGCTGGGCGTAGCGGCTGCACTGGTTGCGCCATTGGTCGGGCTGGTGGGCGCCGACGGCTTCGGTGTTCATTTCTTCCAGCAGTCCAGCGCAGGGAAAACCACCACGGCCAACATTGCCAGCAGTCTTTACGGTAACCCCGACATGCTGCGCCTGACGTGGTACGGCACCGCGCTGGGGATTGCCAACGAAGCACAGGCACACCATGACGGGCTACTTGCGCTGGATGAGGTCGGCCAGGGGGCCGATCCCAAATCGGTCGCCACCTCGGCTTACACGCTGTTTAACGGTTCGGGGAAACTACAGGGTGCCAAAGACGGCGGCAACCGGGAGTTGAAACGCTGGCGAACGGTGGCGATCAGCACCGGCGAAATGGACATTGAAACCTATCTGCTGAGTCACGGCATCAAACCCAAGGCCGGGCAACTGGTGCGTCTGCTGAACGTGCCGATGGAAAAGGCAACGGTATTTCATGGCCTGCCATCAGGCAAGGCCCATGCTGATGCCCTGCGTGATGCATGGACGGCGCACCACGGCGCGGCGGGGCGTGAGTGGGTGCGATGGCTTGCCGACCACCAGCAGGAAGCGCAGGAGGCCGCAGGCGCTGCGCGGGAACGCTGGCGCGGGCTTATTCCCGACAGTTACGGGGAGCAGATCCACCGTGTGGGGGAAAGATTTGCGCTGATGGAAGCGGCGCTGGTGCTGGCAACCCCGATTACCGGTTGGGATGCGCAGGCCTGCCGGGATGCCATCCAGCACAATTTTAATGCCTGGGTAAAAGAATTCGGTACCGGGAACAAGGAGCATCAGCAGATTATCGATCAGGCGGAAGAATTTCTTAATGCGTATGGCATGAGCCGGTTTGCGCCCATTGAATATGATCCGCGCGATTTTCCCATAACCGAACTGATGGGATACCGGGATAACGGGGAACGGTTTGATGATCCCATGCTGTTTTACGTGCTACCTGCGCCGTTTAAAAAACACGTTGCAGGTACTCACAACAAAGACGTCGCTGCCAGAACACTGCATGAGGCCGGCATGCTCAAAAGGCCCGCCAGCGGTAAAAACTGGCAGATAAGAACGCCGCGCCTGAAGCACCTGAACAATGCCCGCCCGTGGACTTATGTTTTGCTCTTTGCACCGGAATCAGAGGAAAGCGAAACCGAATAGCCTACATGTGCGCGTAAACATACTTATCCCACTTATCCCAGACGTAGATGATATTAGTTAACTTATTGTTATATATGTCTATGTGCATTCCATTCTGGGATAAAAGTGGGATAAGTCGAGGGCTTTTTGGGACAAGTCGAGGCCATTTTGGGATAAGTCACCCGCTGCCGATGCCTGGGACAACTCAAAAACGGGCCAACTTATCCCAAAATGAGGGTGACTTATCCCAGAAATTAAAAAAGACATCAATTAAATCAATTGATTATGAAGGTTGGGATAAGTGGGACAAGTGGGACAAGCGTTTTTGTATACCTATAGAGGAATTTTTTGAAAATGACGAAAAAGGAGGCCATTCAAAAACCTACTTCATCCGATACGGGAAAAAAATCCCAGTCCGGCGCGGGTGGCTGGAGGTCGGTCTACATACAGCGTGTGCAGGCCCATTATCCACGGGTATTCAGTCACCGTGAGGTCAAACCGTTAAAGGTCGGGATCCGTGACGACATGTTGGCCGATGCTGCAGCGCGCCGTTTGCCTGTGCCCCCAAAACATCTTGTGCTTGCCTTGAGCAAGTTGACCAAAACACCGCGCTATCTGCGTGCGCTTGTGGCGGGTGGCCCTCGTTATGACCTGAACGGCCAGCCCTGCGGTGAGGTAACTGCAGAAGAACAGGAAAACGCCCGGATGCTATTGGCAAACCTGAAATCACACGGCAAGAAAAAGCGATTTACCGACCAATCAGACGCGATCGCCACATCTGGTTATTTCATTTTGTGCAACGTAATGTTTTATCGTTGCGTATTATGAAATAAAATAAACCTGTATGAACATACAGAGAGGTGATGCATGGCCTATAACCCCAACTTCAAGCCGGTGCTGCTGACCAAAGAGCAGATGCAGGCGGTAAAGCGCATTCAGGACAGCGAGCGGGCAAAATCCCCGTATCAGGTGGCCCCTACCCTTAACGCGATCGTCCGTGGAATTATCGATAAGGCACTCAAACAGGAAGGATTGGTATGAAAATCAATATTCGGGTTGATAAGCGTCAATTATGGCAAGGGTACGGCGTCAACAAAAACGAGGCATTTCGCCGGGCGTTGGTGGAGGCCATCAGTCATCGATTTGGTGGTGAATTGCCGGATGCCATGGGAAAAAAACTTGAAGGATTAACGGTTGAAGTCGGTGACTGTGGTTTCACCCAGGTAGAAAGCAGTTCGGCAAATGTCGATCTGGTGAAACAGGTTGTCAGAGATGTTATCGCCTCCACCGTCAGTCAAGAATCGTGGCGGCGCTAATCCGCTGGCCATCGTCACAAGAAAACGCTTCCGGACGGGCTGTTTTCTGGAAGCGTGCACTCCACCAGGAAAAAATCATGCTGATGAGCAAAGCGGCCTATGCCAAATACTGCAGTGTCAGTCGCCAGACTGTCTACGACTGGATAGCCAAAGGCGACGTTGTGATGTCCGGTTCCAAAATTGACGTTGAGGCCACCGAACGGCAGCGGAAAGGTGGTGATGAGTCAGGGCCGGAAATCACCACTACCGACCCGCAGGAAAGCAGAACGCTCGAAATGACGTGGGAAGAATTCTGGAAGGCGGTGCAGGCTGGCGACAATAAGACACCACCAGCCACCAACGAAGAAATACAGCAATGTGTGAGGCTTGCCGCTGGGGAGCTTAATTGGTCGGTCGAGTTTCTGGAGGATGAGGGTATTTATCTGGATGATGGCGACGCGGAACACTACGTTGTTCGGTATGACTTAAAAACCAACGCAGGTGTTGCCATCGGCCTCATCAGGCAGGAATTACGTTATAGCGCCAGCTTATGCCCGGATGATATGGCTGAATGGAGCCAGGAGGGATTGAACGCGTTGGCTGAATGGGCATAGGGTGATCGTTAGCATGTACTGATTCGTACTTGAACTAAAACTTTTTTGAATCGTTCAACAGCAGCTTCGAACCCAGGCTGTGTGAAAACTCTGGCTAAAAACTTAAGTGCACAATACTATGCAAAATCTGAAATCGATCAGCTGGTTAGCAGAGTCAAATTTTAAGTAGGGACGTGGTTTTCAGCTCTGTTTATGGCAGCTTATGCGATCAAAAACGTTTTCACACAGCCTATGCCACAAGCGGACATATCAAAGCTCAGTAGAAATATCTATTTTTTGAGAATGGCCGCTGCGAGAATTTCTCCCACAGCGACCTCTTTCCCCTAAAGAAATTGTGCGAACTATTCACTGGTTTCTTTATTTTTCTCATCATCTCTAATGTATAGAATAATATCATCTGAGGATATCCTTCCAGAAGGGCCATCCCATGTTATTAAACCATTTTCACGGAGATCAAATAATGCCCCCATAAAATTTTCATCACTAAAAGAATAACCCTCAGGGAATATATCATTCATTGTTTTTATTAGGTTCACCACTCTTATTCTTCCGTGTCTTTTTATCAGGTTTAGTGCTCTACGACGCATTAAGGTTGTAGGGATTGCTTGTGAACGAATGGTCTTTTGTATCCCACTTTCAAGGGCTTTTTTAATCTTATCTTCTAATTCTTTGATTTTAGTTTCATTATCTCCATTTGATTTAAGTTTTTCATCAACGATGCAAATAATTTCCTTACTAATACTATCCTTAAGTTTGTCTATTTTTTCTTCATTGCTGATAATGTCATCAGGGCTTCCTGTGTGGGGCTTTTTCCATATATGCTGACGCATATCTGTTACCGTATCCCTCATCATAGAGAATGTATCTGAATATAGTTTGTCAAATATTTTTTCCAGTCGCTCTACACTTGCTTGGATATCTTTTGCTGCTTTAGTTGTCTCTTTTGATGCTTCATTTGACATTTTATAAAAAACGAAGGAAAGCCAAATAGCACCAATAGCTAGTATTAATGAGGCTATTGTGGCAATAAAACCTATTACTGTTATTGCTGTATCTAATGTACTTGCTGCATCTGCAACTACTGTTTCTGCTGCCATATATCCTCAATGTTTAATCATACGGGGTTGTTTGTTTTAACCGCAGAGGGGTTCTATGACACTCGCACTTTACCCCAACTCCTAGGTCTTTTGTATTTGTATATCATACCATTGAGACTATTTACTTTTACCGAAAATTTCGTCAGAACGTGACTACAATGTCTTCAGTGCGTCAAGCATGTCCTCGCCGTTCAATGAACGTTGAGATTTTTTCTCTGCTGGTTTTCTGCGCAACTGCGAAAATCTGCATTAGTTCCTCACATAACTCTGATTAAGCCAGTCAATTAAAAGTCCGTATAGCTCATAGCCGACAGTCATACTCGATTGCGCACAGGCCGAAAAACTGTCATGACCAGTCTGAGCTTAAATAAATAGGCTAACGCTTTTCACTGTTCCCAGAAAAAATATCAACCACGCCTTATCCCTTGTGAGGTAAGTGTTTGATGATTTTTTATCACTATTGGGTATACAGTTTTATACATATCAACTACCGAACCCCACGCCTCTTTGCGAAAAAGTGTCAAGTTAGCGGCCCTACTTGACACTTTTATGATCGGACTTGATACATCCTCTGCAAGCCGCGTCAGCACTGGCTTTAGCTGGTATTGAGGGGCTTAATTTTTCACGTTGGGTGTACAGAGATGATAAGGTTTTTCATGCTTGGTTTGCAAAAGTGTCAAGTGACCATGTATCGGAATGTATCGGATCCCCCTGTATCAGAATGGAATTGGCCGAACCGAGTTACTGACAGGGATAAGTGGTGGCAGAGACGTTCAGCAGAAATCCCAAGCGTATTGATAGGCGTTAGACCAACGTTTACGTGATCCTTCTCAGAGAATGGGGCCGGTGGAGGTCACTAAGGATGTGACAGCAGGCGGCAAGAGCTTGATGGGCCATACCCACGGCGGCGTCCAGAACGGCAACGGCAGCACAGGAGCACCACAATGAAAAACGACAGCAAAGCAGCACAGGACAACCCGGCACAGTTGGAGAAAATCACCCCACTGGATGGCGCTCAGGCTCCAACCATTGACGACCCGGCCATGCACGGCGAGTTATTGGGTACAGGAAAACTCGGTGAGAGAGCGATCTGCAAGGAGTCAATCCATACTGAAACGCTAAACACCGGCAACAAATAAAGCCCACAGGAAGCCCGCCACCAGCGCGGGTTTTTCTTTTGTCATGTCTTGCAGGTGGTGGGAGTAAATGCGAATTGCGAAGTTGGAGTGACCAAGATGTGAGTCTCACGTATTGATGAGCTAATTAAATGGCAGCGTGAAAATTTAAAAGGAACAGGTTAATGGCAAGGTTAAACGTTGAAGTCACCAACCCCCTAAACGCCGATGTGAACAACATTTTCGCTCAGATGGAACGTAAGTATGCAGGCCGTGCGCTTACCCCGGAAGCCATCGCAGAGATGGAGCATGAAGCCGCACGGTTAATCCGCCGCCTCATCACCACCAAAGTAACCTTCTTTAAAAACTAACCGCCGCGCACTGCAATCGAGAGCCTAATAGAGGTGAACCTGAGAAACGCCGTCAATAGGTGAGGTATAATGTCGAACCTCCTACCGAAGGGATCTTCGACATGCCTATAAGTACCCTAGTAAAAACGCTTGTTATTGAGCATGAAAAACAAGGGCCGTTCAAGTTTGAAATTTATGAAACTGATGGCCACTATTCAGCAGATATTCATTGCAGGAATGGAGATGGTCGCTGGATGGTTCACAAAAACGGATATGGTTTTAAAAAGGCTATAACAATAGAGGACGCCAAGGCGTCTTGTGAAAGATTCATTGAGATTCTCGGTAAGTAACTCATAACCGCCTTCGGGCGGTTTTTTATGGCATCACAGAGTAGCTTTTCGAGGCTGCTGTGTAATGTGCAAGCAAAACTATTAGTAACACCTACCGGCCACAGCGGCATGGATGATGCAGCCAGCGCCAAACTTACCGACTCCGCTCAACGGGATTATTTCACCCGCAGAGAGCGAATTGATATCGCCAGAAAGCAAATGGCCGGATTGTAGCGGTTCACTCGAGAGCTATGTTTAAAGTAATATAAGCCTTTTCGTTTTTATGAAATGGATGTTTATGGATTCGGATATAATTGCTTTCGAAACGCTTTTATCAGCAAGAGATGCTTTGCTAGCAACTCAAGAAACGGCAAAGTGGACTTTTTGGATTATGGTAGCTACTTGGGTTGCAGGCTGTGCAACTTTTGCTGCGGTGGTAGTGTCACTTTATATCGCGAACAGGAAACCAATATCTAGGATAACCTCAACCTGCGGTACCGCTATCGTTTCCCCATCACCTGGCATTAGTTTGATTGGGCTTAGTTTGAATGTGGCTAACATTGGAATGCACCCAGTAGTTATTAGCTCTATTACATGGGTGTGCAATGGGGATAAACAGCTTGTGTTCGTCTTCAATACACATGCATCTGATAAGCTGCCAAAAAAGTTAGAGCATGGCGAATCAGCGATGTTTTTTATTGAGTTCAATAATTTCGCGGATTGGAAGGCAGATCTTCTTAACTTTATCGAGAAGGCAAATGGCAAAGTTAAAAAGTTACAGTATGTTGTGACGCTTGGGACAGGTCAAAGCGTAACCTTCAAACCGGACAAAGAGCTAATGAATACACTTACGTCATGAAATACCGCCTTTGGGCGGTTTTGTTTTTATCTGAAGTCCACGATGACCTGCAACTTAGTTTCACTTCATAACGGATGACACACCTTAAGCTGGTGGGGTGAAGGCTATGACCCTACAGCGCCGATCCCCACACTCTACCGACCAGAGGTAATCCCATGCTAGACCGACAAACCATAGAACAGGCGCTAATCAGCGCAGCACGCCAGCAAGGTTTCACCCTGGACGATAAAGACCTGCTGGAACTCCGAACCAGCGTAGCGGCCTCGCTGGCCGCCAAGGAACGCCACAAGCAGCGCATGACCGCACCGGCCTATCAGTGGAAGAAGCCAGCACCGCGCCGGTAATGCCTCCATACTTTCCACCAGCGCCAGCAGGCTCGAGTCTCCACGAACGCCACGCGCATCAACGCAATCCGGATGTACAGAAATGCTAAGGTGAGCGCCGCAGTGCGTGCCTCATGGCGATCGGCACTGAACCAACACGAAAACCCCCTTCGTTGGTTCAAAATGGCCTTGTGTTGGTTCACTTTTTTAAAATAAATCCTTATAAAACAATCACCTTTACAAATTGAACCGACTGAACCAACACACTTTTGCTTATATATAGAGAAATATCAGGAAAAAAAGCGCTTTCAAACGGTGGAATGCGGCTTTGCGGGCAGGTAATTACCCGCTGTTCTGTGTTTTGTTGTTTTTAACTCTGTTGGTGGAAGATCAAACGGTGTCTTGTTCAGTAAGCGGGTTGAACGGTACGCACAGCGCAAGATTTAGGGGGCGAGAGGGAAGATACGCATACCCATTTTCATCAAGAGCATTAAAGATATCCATCACGCCTCGATCGGTTTCAATGATGAGGTGGATGTCCAATGGGGTTTCTTCTCCCCCTAATTCCAAATAATCCTGCCCAAGAGAAACAGATAAAATGACACCTCCGATCAAACGATTAAGGTCATCAAATGCGTTTTCAATCCAGCGAACCTTACTATCATAGATATCGAAAGGTAATGACTGGTCATTCGAAAGCCATAAATCATCGAATTTGGACCAAGCAACAGAAATTATCTGACCGTTATTAAATGCCAGCCTGATAGGTAAATCATTCCATGGTTCCCAGCGATCAACGAATATCTCTGCGGTAGAGTAGCCAATCAATGTGGCTCCTATAAATGTTCCAAATACCTTTTTTATTGCTTCAGCTTTACTCACCAAACGCCTCTGTATCTCAGGTTATGTCTTATGAATCATAGTTACCACATAGCCCTGACCAGTTACAGCTTGTTGTCGGATGCAGGTAATTGGTTTTGAACAGTTGACAATCCACCAGCACCACTCCCTATATGGCTAAAAATTACTCGCAATCGTGGCGAGCGAGAGCAAATGTGTATAGGAATGTGTGTAGTTTCATTTTTATAAACTCATGGAGTACCGTATTTACTGGCTTTAAGTGCTGGCGTTCTACTCCCTTCACCCGCTCCAAAATCTCCTTATAAATCAACATGATGATTTATAAGCGCTTCAAGCAAAGGTGATTTCTCACCTACAATGCTTTCAGCCCCATTGAACTACACCCGTAACTGTCACTGTTTGGTGTGTGGTTGATCTGTGAGCATATCAAACCGTTGGCGGTCGTTCCAGTGTCTTACCGCGATAGCAAAACAAGAAAACTAAGCCACACTGTAGGCTCTAAACACTCACAGAAAGCTCATGGTAAGGCGCATTTTAGCCCGATGTTACTAAACAGGTTCATGGTGGTTTTCGTCCCTGCACACGATATGCAGGCTCTGCCAGCGGTTCGGCCTCGCTACCTAACGGTTACATGGTCATCCTGATAAGTCCTTGCCCTGAGTTACATAATGCTGCCGCTAACGCTCCGCTTTGCGTGTTACCACCAACGGGGCTTTATGGATCCTATTGCCTGATTTTAGGCAACAAAAAAGGCCCCAACCATGACGGCGGGGCCTTTCTTATTTGGCTTTATTACTTCACTTGTTTAGCCTTAAGAGCCAGATCGCGAAAATGTTTTACACTGCGCTCGAACCCCACGCGTTTTTCCATGCGAAAAAACTTGTTCTGATCGAACCCCATCAATCTACAGAAAGCTGACCAAACAAGGGAAGGGCAATCCCATCTATCGTGATGCATGGTTGCTTGGTTTTGAGCTAATGCTAAGGGTGTCAGACCTGCGGGAATTGCGCTATGACGATGTATCAGGTGATCATGTGGTCATTGCCCAGCAGAAAACGCAGAAAGTGATCCGTGTACGTCTTACAGATACCGCCAAACGCATCATAGCGGCTCGTAAGGAGGCTAACCCTAATCATGTGTACATATTACAGCTTGATAGTAAGAGAAGCACAGGCAAGCCGGTAAGCCGTTCCAAGCTGCATGAGGAAATCAGTTATGCGGGGCAGAAGTTGGGACTAAATCTGTCAACTCACAGCATGAGGAAAAGCAAACCAACGATAGGTTATGAGGATGGGGCGGATATTGCGGTGATCAGTAAGGCATTGGGTCACAAGTCGTTAGCCTCTACATTACATCGGCGCGACACAGGCCAAGGTTGATAACTTTGCAGATAAGTATTCTTTAGGGGAGCTTGTATAAATTCTAGGGCCTTGCCTCTCATTGCTGGAATAAGAATATAAAAACAGATCTATTATGCGTTTTTTTTCTAACGTTTAATAAAGCGGCAAACGATCGTGTTTTTGACAGTAACCACAAAATTTCATCACGCTTATTGACAACCTTGTCGCTCCAGTTGTAATGCGCGCTAGGAAGGTATCGTAACATTTCCCCCCCAAGTTATCCACAGGAACGGCAGGTTTTGTTCACTTGCAAACCTACCAAGTTCTCATTATCTTGTTGTTAGTCCAGATGAATAGGCACTACATGTAGTGCGTTCCTGTTCTCTGGACAAAAAACAGCCGAGTCCACATTTGTGGATCCGGCTGATTTAGAAGCGAGGTTTCTGAGAGTTTGGCGACTCAAAGTTAACCGTTAGCTACCTACTTTCTTACCTTAGACAAGTTGGATTGTAGGCAACATAGACGGGCTTTGTAAAACCTTTTTGTGCCCTGAAGGGCTAAGGCAATACAACATGACTATTTGTTACAACCGTCACCGGTACTCACCGGTCTTTGTTCAACTACCTGAAGATCAAGGTGGTTTTGGTCGCCACAAATGCTGTGGTTGTGCTTACGAGCAAGGCTTTCAACATGGCTTAATTCGTAGCTCTCAAGTTTGGGTTAACCTTGAAGCCCTACCTGAAAGCCAAGCTGGTACTGTACGCCACAAAAGCCCCCAGGCAGCTTATGCCAAAGGTTATAGCGACGGCATGATGGCATCTTATAGTCAGTCTCACATGGCTGGCTAATGCAACCAACAGCAAGGATGTTTAACGCATCCTTGCCCCTTCCATTCAATATGAGGTTGTATCGATGTCCAAGCGCAAAGTAGGTCGTAGTGCTATCACTGGTCAATTTGTGACAGAGAAAGAAGTGAAGAAAAACCCTAAAACAACGGTTACGGAAACCATCAACTATCCGAAGCCTCAAAAGAAAAAGCCATAGTATCGTTAAATGATGGAGCGCCTAAAGGCGCTCCATTTCTAAATAGCCCGGTTTACTCAATGTAGTGGCACACTGAATTTGGCCACCTGACCAGAGGTGATATTCTCACCTCAATAACGTTACAGGTGACACGATGGGTAAACATTTCACAGCAGAATTTAAACTTGAAGCAGCCAAGCTGGTTGTTGACCAGCAATACACCTTTGCAGAGGCCGCAAAGGCGATGAACGTCAGCCTTTCTGCTTTGACTCGCTGGGTGAACAAACTCCGTCTTGAACGTCAAGGCAAAGCGCCTGCCGGGCTGCCGTTGACACCCGAGCAGATCGAACTACGTGAAATGAAAAAAAGAATACAACGGCTTGAAATGGAAAACGATATTCTAAAAAAGGCTACCGCGCTCTTGATGTCGGACTCGTTGAACAATTCACGATAGTTAACAAATTGAGGGCGCTTTATCCCGTTAAAGCGTTATGCCAACTCTTTGAGGTTCATCGTAGCAGTTACCGATATTGGCACAGCCGTAAAAAGGTGCCGGATGCAGAGCGTGCCATAAAACGCAGTTTGGTCAGTGAAGTCTGGCAGGCCAGCGGCGGCTCTGCAGGTGCCAGAAATATTGCCACGATGGTGACGAATAAAGGGGTAAAACTGGGGCGTTGGCTTGCCGGTAAGCTAATGAAAGAGCTTGATATAACGAGTTGTCAGCTTCTTGCGCACCACTACAAACGAGGTGGAAAAGAGCGCATTGATATCCCTAACCTGCTTGAGCGTCAGTTTGCTGTCACCCGACCAGATCAGGTTTGGTGTGGTGATGTGACGTACATCTGGACAGGTAAGGGCTGGGCGTATCTTGCTGTTGTGTTGGATCTGTTTGCCCGCAAGCCCGTTGGTTGGGCTATGTCCTATTCACCTGATACGGAACTGACCGTGAAGGCCTTACAGATGGCGTGGGAGTTGCGTGGCTGTCCTACAGGTGTCATGTTCCATAGTGATAGTAATAATGCTGGTGTCAGTTTTTATCATCACTCAGTTTGCCGTTAAACCAGATTGGTGTGATTACTGATGCAGTGAAGGCCTTCCCGCATCCTGACTCACACAGCGATCGACCTTTTGTGTCCTGCCCTGGACTCGTCGGTTGCCGGAAGCGCCTTCATGCGAGGCATCTCCTCACCGGTGCGCGTGACTCAAGAAGGGCCTGACGGCTTGTCTCATTACTGTCCTGTCCGGGTTATCTGTCTGGAGATTCAACTCTGTTTCCTCAGAGGAACTCTGTCATGGCTGATAAAGTTACCGAAGCCGCCGTTGTGGGTGGTGTGGATACACATAAAGATCTGCACGTTGCCGCTGTCGTAGATCAGAACAATAAAGTGCTGGGTACTCAGTATTTCGCCACAACACGACAAGGTTACCGGCAGATGCTGGCATGGATGACCTCATTTGGGGCGTTAAAGAGAATTGGCGTTGAGTGCACAGGTACCTATGGCTCAGGGCTGCTTCGCTATTTTCAGAATGCCGGGTTAGAAGTTCTTGAAGTGACTGCGCCAGATCGGATGGAGCGACGCAAACGGGGTAAAAGTGACACGATTGATGCTGAGTGTGCTGCTCATGCAGCATTCTCTGGTATAAGGACAGTTACTCCCAAAACGCGCGATGGCATGATTGAATCTCTGCGGGTGCTAAAAACTTGCCGCAAAACAGCGATATCAGCCCGAAGAGTCGCTCTCCAAATTATCCATTCCAATATTATCTCTGCACCAGATGAATTACGTGAACAGCTGAGAAATATGACGCGCATGCAGCTCATCCGGACTCTGGGATCCTGGAGGCCTGATGCCAGTGAATACCAAGGATGTCTACTATGAACTGTGATAAGTGTGTAATGGCAGGGGCTGCGGTAGCTTCGAAGCATCGTTCTACGCTGCTTGCGAGAAAGCGGACTGGGAAAAAGGGATTGCATTTCTCTATGGTGCGTGAAGATCAGATCAAAACCCGCTGGACGGAGAGCGAGGCTGTGGCCATCAAGAGCACTGCTGACGCTATGGCATCTAATCCCGCAGTAGAAACCAACGTAGCCGCGATCCGCGGATTCTTGGCAATGTTTGCCGAAGCCCCAGAAGTTCTGGTTCACGTTCACAACGAACTAAAAGCCGCAGGGCTTCCCGTTCCTGAGTGGCTTCCATTGCCGCAGTAGGCCTCCTGAACAGTGTTTCTGTTTACTGTTGTTTAGAGGATTACATACACCTGTGCATCACATGGTGTTTCACGAATAAAGAAAAAGGCGCTCGCCACTGGCAGCCAAGGAGCGCCACCGATAGCGCATGAGCGCACCAGCCTACCAGTGGAAGAAGCCAGTACCGCGCCGGTAATGCCCCGATTAGCTCCACCAGCGCCAGCAGGTTCGAGTCTCGACAAACGCCACTAACATCAACGCAATCCTGATGTATAGAAATACTAAGGTGAGCACTAGAATAATATGTGCCACAGGGTGACCAGCACTGGATTAATACGAAAACCCCATTTGTTGGTTCAAAATAGCCACGAGCGAGATAGTGTCAATTGAAAGGGTGAGATTTGTCGAACCGACCAAAGATGAACTAGGGCTACTGAAGCTTTCCGATGTTAAATCATGGCGTGTTACGTAAAAGAAAAAGCCCGCTAACGCGGGCCTGCTTCGGACCAATCTATTTAATCGTCAGGCTACTTTCTTTTGACGACGAGGGCCTTGAACCTCGCGAGTTGGTGCTTTTGCTCGCTCTAACAAGACCGGGGCAGCTTTAGCCAGAAGCTCGATAGATGCACCAATGCGAGCGAATGTTTCGACAGTGTCGAATTTCGCGTCTTTAGCATATGACATGTGACATCTCCTTAGTAGGTACATTTCCTTGTACAGTATAACAGACAGTATGTGGTCATGACCACATACTGTGGTAGTGAATACTAGTGGCTTACATCTAAAAAAGCCATAGCTTTAGTTATCATTTTGTTGTGCTGCGTACTAAACATGGGATTTATTTGAAACAAACTACGACCATCTTTCAGGATTCGTAATGTTATCTCTCAGTTTGTCAAGTGTGCACGTCATGCGATATGCACAATCTGCGTCGTTCTCAAACCCGAACTTTTCATAGTACCAGCGTAGTTCTGGATCCGGCTCAGAGATAACAACTTGCTCACCCTTAATGGCATCAGTAAATATGTAGGCACCCATGAAGGTAAACAAGGCCATGCGCTTGTAAAGCGGGTGCCCTTCATCATCCCTGACAAAGTTTTCTATCATGTAGATTTCGAAGGTTTGCGTATCAAGGCGGAATGCGCACAGCGCAATGCCCGCCGGGTAACCCTCTTGTTCAGAAAGAATTTTGAAGCACAGATCTATGCTGTTTGCTTTTCCGGTGTATTGGCTTATGCCCCATTCCCAGTTAAGTTCACCATACATCCCAGATGAAAGGAGCCGATAGTCTGTTTCTTTTAATGGGCCAACAGCAAGGTCTAGGCCCATGCGATCAATTAACAGTTGCAGCGCATTCCGTGTTTGCTCAGCGATCTCATGAAATGAAAGCATTAACTTTTCCCTGAGGTATATAGTTGTTCGATTATATCACTGTTAAATTTCTCTTGTAATTATCCGTGCTAAAAATAAGTGTAATAATTACCGTTTTGGTTACTTTGTCAATTGGCAACGAGGCGGATGGGTACGCATGCAGTACATCAAGGATGTTTTTATACTAGCCATTATTAGATGATTGCCACCACCACGGCACTGGTAGAGTCAGACAAGCACAGCATCGTTCCACGATGTCGGTAACGGGCTTTGACCTGCCAGCGCTAGAGTTGATGATCCACCAGCGGGGCGAACGGTTAACGGTGACCGGTTCGGTGTGTTATCACAACGGCTACCAGATAACGGCGTGTGAGATGATTTCTGAATTTGACAGCCTTATGAAGCGTCACCGTGGTACCGTTGAAGCGCTGAGTGATAGATGAACGGATGGCCACAGTGAAGTGGCGATATTCCGCGTCAGCGCTCTAAAGCTTCACTCTAGTTAGCGAATTATTGCCGCTGGTGATACCCCACCAGCACCGCTCCCTATATGGCTAAAAATTACTCGCAATCGCGGCAAGCGAGAACAAATGTGTATAGGGATGTGTGTAGTTTAATTTATGTAAACTTGATCTTACCCAGTAATAGTGGACACGGTATTAAGTGAGTAAACTCGTAACTCAGAGGTGACTCATGACTAAACCATCAGCAACGAAAAACAAGCCCCGCAAACAACACACGCCTGCCTTTCGG